CTTTGTGAATTTTCTACAATAGAAAGAGATGGTGTAGAAGTTCCAATAATAAGACCTATAGTAGATGGAAGCGGTACAAAAATTGCACCAGATCAAAAGTTATCTGATGGTGTATATCCAGAACATTTTGTTTATCTTAAATCATTAGGTATTTGTGGTCAAGCAGATTTAGTAAGTATAGTAAATGGTAAAATTAATATATTAGATTATAAAACTAATAAAGAGATAAAAGAAAAAGGATTTACTAATTGGGAAGGTATAACATCAAAAATGTTTAAACCAGTAAATGCTTTAGATGATTGTAATATTAATCATTATAATCTTCAATTAAGTTTATATGCATATATAATTAAAAAGCATAATCCTAAACTTAAAATAGGTAAATTACAAATACAACATGTAATATTTGAAAAAGAAGGAGAAAATAAGTTTGGATATCCTATAACTAAAAATAATGATCAGGGAGAACCAATAATAAAAGAAATAAAAATGTATAACCTACCATATTTAAAAGATGAAATAAATAGTCTGGTAATGTGGTTAAAAGATAATCCACAATGTTAGTAAAATTATTTGATGTACAAAATGGTAAAGTAATACCTTCAGAACATTGCTACTCTATAAAAAGTTTAAAGAGACTTATGGATAAATATCCTGATACATATATGTCAGTATATTTATTTATATTTTATATGACTTGTCCAGATCCTGATATGAATCCTTTTTTTAATATGCCAGAACATGAAAAAGAAGAATTAATAATACAAGAAATAGATTTAGAAGAATCTCCAGAAGATGAAGCTATTAGAAATGCAATTAGACTTTGTGAAGATTTATATCAAACTCCAACATATAGAGCATATAAAGGAATTAAAACAATGCTAGATAGACTAGCAAGATATATGGAAACCACTTCTATTGAACATGGTAGAGATGGTAATCTAACATCATTAGTAAATACTGCAGCTAAATTTGATCAAATTAGACAATCATTTAAAGGTGCATATAATGATATGAAAGATGAACAAAAAAGCCAAGTCCGCGGTGGACAAGGATTAGCTTATGATCAATTATAAAACTAAATTAATATGGCAACAATTAGACCTGTAGGAGATAGAATCCTAGTAAAACAACATAGACCTCAAGAAACTTATGGTAATACAGGAATTTATATTCCAGAATCTTCACAAGAGAAAGATGATAGAGGTACAGTAATTGCAGTGGGTGAAGATGTAAAAGGAATACATGAAGGAGAGATTGTATTATTTAATCAATTTATACAACCTGTAAAAGTATCTCATATGGATGAAGATCATATTCTGTTAAAACAACAAGATATATGGGCAATAGAAGATGTATAAATCTGTACCAACATATAAAAATGGAGAATGGACTACCACTGATTTTGAAACTATTGAAGATTTCAAAAAGTATATAGTTACACTTTTTAAAGAACCTGGTCAATATGGGTTTGATGAAACAGCACTTTTATTTAATGAAGAAGCAAAAAGATTTGATAAAGATGGATTTTATTGTGATAAACCTTTTAGATCTAAAGATTATATAAATTATTGGAATGATCAAAAAAATAAATGTAAAGAAGGTGTAATATATTATGGTAAAAAAAATATATTTTATCTCACAAGAGATTATTATATGTGGTTAAATTTTTTACCAATATTTGATAAAGAAGAAAGAAAATATGGTTTTGCAAAAGTAAGAGATGCACAATATCATATGGCCATATATGAGCTATTAGCTGAAGTAAATTATAAACATGTAGCTATTCTCAAAAAACGTCAGATAGCTTCTTCTTATTTTCATATGGCTAAAATATTAAATCAATTCTGGTTTGAAGAAGGATCTATATGTAAGATAGGTGCATCACTTAAAGACTATATAAATGATAAAGGTTCATGGAAATTTTTAGATGAATATAAAACATTTCTAAATGAACATACTGCATGGTATAGACCTTGTACTCCGGAAAAGGTTTTATTATGGGAACAAAAAATAGAAGTAAGAATAAACAATAGAAAAACCAATAAAGGACTTATGTCTAAAATACAAGGTGCATCTTTTGAAAAGAATCCAACAACTGGTGTAGGTGGACCTTGTACTTACTTCTTTCATGAAGAGGCTGGTATTGCTCCTAAGATGGATCAAACATATGAATATATTAGACCTGCAATGACATCTGGTATGATGACTACAGGTATGTTTATTGCTGCAGGATCAGTGGGTGATCTTGATCAATGTAATCCATTAAAAGAATTTATATTAAATCCACAAGCAAATGATATATATGCTGTAGAAACAGATCTCATGGATGATAAAGGAACAATAGGTATAGCAGGATTATTTATTCCAGAACAATGGTCTATGCCTCCACATATTGATAAATATGGAAACTCAAAAATTAAAGATGCTTTAAAAGCTATTAGAGATGAAAGAGGTCAATGGGAAAAAGATTTATCACCAGAACAATATCAATTACGTATATCTCAAAAACCAATTAATATAGCAGAAGCTTTTGCTTATAGACAAGCATCTATATTTCCACAAGGTATTATTGCAAAACAATTAAAGAAGATTGAAGATAAAGAATACTCATATGAATTTATTAAACTAGAAAGAGATCAAAAAGGTATAATTGCAAAGAGAACAAAAAAACTTCCAATATCTGATTTTCCAGTTAAAAAGAAAATGGAAGATAAAACAGGATCTATAGTTGTATGGGAAAGGCCTGTAAAAAATCCAGGATTTGGAATGTATTATGCATCTATTGACCCTGTATCAGAAGGTAAAACAACTACATCAGATTCTTTGTGTAGTATATTTGTTTATAAGAATCCTGTAGAAATAACCAGAGAAACTCCAGATGGTCCAGAAACCTTTATAGAAAAAGATAAAATAGTAGCATCATGGTGTGGTAGATATGATGATATAAATAAAACACATGAACAATTAGAAATGATTATAGAATGGTATAAAGCATGGACAATTGTTGAGAACAATATTTCTTTATTTATTCAACATATGATAGCTAGAAGAAAACAAAAATATCTTGTTCCGAAACAACAAGTTTTATTCTTAAAAGATCTAGGATCTAATCAAAATGTATTTCAAGAATATGGATGGAAAAATACAGGAACATTATTTAAAAGTCATTTAATATCTTATGCATTAGAATATGTACGTGAAGCTATTGATGAAGATCTAGATGATAAAGGAGAAGTTATATCTCAAACACTTGGAATTGAAAGAATTCCTGATCCAATGTTACTTACTGAAATGTCACAATACTTTCCAGGTTTAAACGTGGATAGATTAGTAGCTTTTTCTGCATTAGTAGCATTTGCAAAGGTACAACAGTCAAATAGAGGGTATTTAAAGCGTAAAGAGAGTGATATGTCAGGAGATAACTTGGAAAAGTCTAAAAATTTGTATAAATTAAATATGAGGCCTTTTAAAAATTTAGGTAAGGGTAAAAAGCCTGGATATACTAAATTTAAGAAGTCTGCATTTAAAAATATAAAATAAATGAGCAATTATTGGAACACTACATCAACAGCGTATATTCCACAATGGATAACTTTAACATCATTTGGAAAAGCTTATATTACATACACATTAAAGAAATAATTATATGGTAAAAATATTAAATGCTTTACAGTTAAAAAATGGTGCAAAAGCTAAAGATTCTAAATATCCAGCTACTACAAGTTTGACACAACCAATACAATTTCTTTCTGCTAAAAAGAAGAATAAAGATTGGGCAGCTTGGAATCTTGATTGGTTAGAAGAACAAGGTATGAATTTCCTTAAAAGGAATTCTAGAAAAATACTTAAAAATTATAAACTTGCTAAAGGTATAATTGATAAAAGTGACTATATTGTTGAAGAAGA